GCGATTACCTAAGATTTCTATTTCCGACTTGATCGAGATTCTTTGTGCGGACTCGGCGCGCAGAACCGACGCCACAGACGAAAACCACGTGATCCACGTCGGAGCGGTGAGCGGGTCGCGAGTTGGGATCGGTGGCAGGTTCATTCCGTCAGCACCGTGGCATCATTGATGGCGACGCGAATGGGGTCCGATATCCGCAGCTTGAACGTGCGCCGGAACGATCGGCCAAGTCGCCGGAATATCAAACGATGGGTGTAGTCGCCTTGTTTGCCGATGGCGCCGGTTATCTCGTCGGTCCACGTGTGGCCGGCGTCATTGCTCCAGCTGAGCATCATCTGCGGGTCGATATCGATAGGCACATCACCGCGTTCCATGTCGACCTGGACGGAGCGATACGACAGCATGCCCTCATCGGTGCCAAGCGTCGGGCCAACAAGCTCGCGGATGATGCGCTCGCCCGCGTCGGTGTAGGCGTTCAGATCGTAAGCGTACAGCGCCCCGTCTTCACGACTGCCGAGGATGTGCCGACCGACGAAGAAAGCGCAGCACCGTCCCAAATGCTCCCCCCCGGCAGTCTGTCGCTCGTGCCAGGTCTTCGTGCCCATGTCATAGGCCCATGTCGCGCCGCCGCTCGGGAAAGTCAGCACATAAAAGACGTGACCCTCTTGGGTGTAGCCGTAGCCGATCGCGTCATCAATGCGCGGATATTGCGACCACTGATACTCGACCTCGGCGGTACTGATGCGCTCCATACCGGAGCCGCCCGCATTCGCTACCGCGTAGCCCTGGCCCTGCTCGCCCGCGCTGAGCCAAACGAGAACGTTGCCCGTCTCGCCCACCTTGGCGACGGAGAATGGCGCCGCACAGCCGCTCGAGGCCACCATGCCCTGGACCCGCATGAATACCTGGTCGGCATCGCCGGCGTTGTACCAGATCTCCGTGGTCGAGGCCCCGAGCAGGAACAGATAGCCGAAGGTCGAGGCCACCGCGACAATATTGTCCGGCGATGCCTCAGCGCTCGCGAAGTCCAGCGGATCCCAACGCCGGCCGTCGTAGATGCCGGAAAAGACGTATTGATTCGAGCCGAGCTTGTTGGCGATGAAGTACCCGTCAAGGAAGCAGCACGTCCGCGCCGCTGGCATGTCCTGCAGTGTCGTAAATGAGTTGTTGGCGGTGCGGAACAGATACCCGGCAGTCCCGTCGACAATCAGCAATTCCGATCCGTTCCACGCCATCGAGCACGGCCCCTCCATGGTGTTTAACTGGCCAATCTGCGTCACCGCCCACGTCTGGCTGAGCGAATAGACCGACTCACCCGCCACAACGAACAAGCGCCCGCCCGTCGAGTAGAGTGCGCGAACTGGAGCATTGCCGGTGCTGGCCACACGCACCAGCCCCGGGGTGCCAAGAATCGATATCCGACCGTCAGCCGATTGGTGCGGGTACAGGTTCAGGTAACGCGCCGCGCCCAGGTTCGGGCTTCTGCCGCGCTGAGTGCCGATGAATGGGATTTGGGCCATTACCGGATGCTGTCGCTGAAAACGTTGTACCGCCCCTTCGATGACCCCCGCAGCACCGGGTCAATCGCCATCGTCAGCGGCCGGTTGTTGGCCCGCTTGATCGCGTTGAGTGAGCCCAGCGCCATGCGCAGCACGTCCGGCCCCGCCGTCACCTGGTACTCCGGAGCCAGTCTCAAAGCAAGGTTGTACCGGATCGCGTCGGCATAACCGGGCGGCAGTGAGACCTCGTCGGTCAGGTCCGTGAAGCCGGTCAGCGGGAACTCGGTTTGCATGTTGATTGCGCCGCCCGTCGAGATCGGCCACAGGTACAGGCTCGCCAGCGGATAGGTCGGCTCAAGGTAGCCGTACAGTGGCCAGGCCGTTTGCAAGTTCTTCCATCGGATGGCTTCCCAGTCGTCGAAGCCCAGCATCGCCAGCGGGTAATCGACCGATCCGACGTGAATAGTGGCCGCCACAATGCGCTGCGGACGTGCTTCGTCGATGTCGCCACCCGGGCCAAAGGTGTGCGGATTCCGGCCGGCCGTGAGCGTCGCCGTGATGCGCTGAACGTGGTAAATGGCTTGCGGTTCGTTGCTCCAACTGTCCAGCATCCAATTGAGCGCCTCGAGTGCGTCTTGCGCCTCGGCGTCGGTCAGCGTCGTGTTGCCGGTCAGCACATTGAGTGGGCGCAAGGCGCCCTTGATCAGGTCGAGGACGGTGGTGGTCTTCCGGCTTGGTGCGGCGGTGCCGACGATGATCATGGAGGCGGCTCCAGTGCTGTTACCCGTGTGGCCAGTTCCTGCACCGCCTTGATTAGTGGCCCGATAAACTCGTCATACCGTAAATGCTGCGTGCTCTCCACGTCTCCCGGATCCGCAAGGCCCCAGCCGGCAAAGCTTGGCACCAGCAACGCATCAAGCGCCGCTTTGACCTCCTGCGCGATCAGGCCATAGTGCGTCCGTGTGCCCGCCGTCGTGCCGGGCTCAAGCGCTGGAACGTCCCGCGTGATGGTTTCGGTCCTGGCCTGCAGGTAGGTGCGTTGGATTGTGGTTGGCGTACCGTCATCATTGAGCAAATAGACGGGGTCGCCGTTGTCATCCACCACCGGCAGCGAGTCATAGACCGGGACCTCACGCGTGCCGACAGTCAGCACGGCGACCCCGTCAACGATATCGACCGACTCGTATTCCTCCAGCCGCATCACCGGAACCTCCACCGTCTCCGTAGTCGGAGTGCCTGCGGTGTTGGTGTTCGCTGATGTGATTACGGTGTAGCTGACCGGCCGCAGCCCCTGGATGAATTCAAGGCCCAGGTCCGAGTCGAGGATGTCTGTTTTGTTGCGCTCGTCGCTGGAGACGTTTGGTGCGTTGGTCAGGTAAATATCCTTGACCCGCAGCGATGCCGTGCCAATGTCGACTGCATTATTCGTCCAAGGGCGCAACTGGCCGGACGCCACCGCCCACAACGGTTCCATGACACCCGACGTGCCCGCGCTAATAACCGCCAGTCCGTTTGCCGTGGACCCGGTGACGGTGCGCCCCTCATACGCCGCGCGAGGCCCAAACTCGCGGTCGGTGATCTTGTAGGTGCCGACGATTTCGTTTGATGTGTCGCGCGAGGCTATCTGGTTGATGTCAGCCGTTCCGAGCGTCAGGGTATTTTCCACCCGTACCATGTTGCCGGACCCGCGCCAGATACCTAGCAGATATGTGTCCTCCTCGCCGTTGATGCCGACAAGTCCGGATGGACTGATGAATATTTGGTTGTCGTTGTTGGTCGAGATAACTGCGCTGTCGCCATAGGCGCCAAATCCCGGCAGCGCGGCATTGTCCGTGGTCGTGCTGGATTCCGCACAAACCCAAGCGGACGACATCTGCCCACGGAACTCGCCAACGCGCTGCGAGTTATACCCAGTACGGACGATGACCTTGGATCTGGGAATTACCTCGGGGTCAGCCGCTGTGCCGTGCAACAGAAATGAGCTCGCGCGCTCCCTGAAATAGTTATCCGCATCCTCGACGAGTGTGACGTACGGAACAGTACCGTCGCGAACCTCGGTTGGCAGGTAAGCGTTCGATATTTCCAGCCAACTAAAGATATCATCGGCGCCCGATGCATAAACGACATAAACACCCGCCAGAACAGCGCTCGCTGGTGCCACCAGATGACGATTCCCCGTAAAAACGCAGTTGGTGTCGTAGATCCGGATTTCGCCCAGATCAAAATAGTTACCCGTGAACAGGTTCCCACGCCCACGGTTTTCGACAATGACAGGGTTTTGTCGCTGGAAGGCGCCGAGCCCCCCGTTGTACATGTGGTTATCGCCGATCAGGCATGTCCCCGCGTCAATCTTCAGGCATTTACCAGTCCAGCGAAGAATGTTGCGGAATATCTTCTGGTCACTGTCGCGAATCCACAAGGCAATACCGTCGAGATCGGCATCCGTCTCAAACCCGGCCGCCCCCGGCCGACCCTGCGTGATGTTGTTGCCTTCGATTCGGCACCCGGTCGCGGTACGGATCTCGATACCGCACGCGCTGAACCCGAACACCTCGTTATTGAGTAGCCGGTTGAACTGCGCGCCAGCGACGGCGACCAGAATGCCGTTCGCTACCAAGCTGCAGTTAACTTGCACCCGGCTGATCTCGGTCTC